GCCTTACGGGTTGGTTTACCATTCTTTTTAAGGGGGCCGGGGTTGCCGCTCATGCGAGCACAAAAGGAACGCTTACGGGGACCACCTTCGGGCTGTGGAGCCTTTAGGTTGGAACCCGTTGCTGCGTTATATTTGGCCCGTCCCTTAGCAGTGAGACCGCCTTTACGGGACTTCTCACCCCGCCCCAAAGACAAGCTAACACTCTTTTTGGGGGCCATTACTTTTTCTTGCGAGCTTTGCTAGCTTTGCTAAGTGCAATGGCGATGGCTTGCTTTTGAGGGCGGCCTTCCTTGACCAGTTTGCTGATGTTTTTGGAGACCGTTTTTTTGGCGGAGCCGCGAGACAGGGGCATGGAATTATTCCCCGCGAAGTTTGGTGTTGTACTTCTTGCCACGCCAGGTAAAGGTCTTAGCACCCCCACTACGGGCAGCCTTGAAGGCCTTATCAAAAGACCCCTTGTCAATGCCTGCTTTGGTGAGGCGTTTGGGAACATTAGGCCCCTGAGGATTGCCGGTAGGCTTACCCTTCATGGTGGCATCACCCAGGCGACGAGGAGCCAGCACGGCAGCAGCCGCACCAACAGGACCAGCAGTTTTGAGAGCCCCAGCAACGTTACGAGCGGTACGTGCAGCAGCCAGGGTACGACTCATGGCTTGGGTGGCAGCACGAGCGCCTTTTTGAGCAGCAGCAGCACGACCACGCTCAATAGCAGTGCGAACAACGTTGCCGGTTCCAGGAGCCGGAGTACGGGGTTTGGCTTCAGCAGCCTTGCCGGAGCGGGCGGAAGCTGATTGGTTCAGTTGTTGAAAGCGTTGGGCATCAGCCTTCATTGAAGAGCCGCCCTTTCCGGTGGTCACCTTTGCAGAACCAGTCACAGCACGATTAGCAGCCGAGCTAACTTTAGCTTGACTGACGGCTTGGCGGTTAGCCCGTTGAGGGTTTTGCCCCTTAGTAACGGGCTTATTAGTGGAACGCTTGGAACGAGTTGAAGAAGAAGTAACCTTTGCCATTGATGTTACCCCTTATCAGGCGTTAATAGGACCAGTGGTCGTAGCAACCGTGATCGAGAAACCCGAACCCGTACCACCAATGTTAGCAGCTGCTGCACTCAGCACCTCACCAACGTCATAACCCGTACCACCATTGACCAGGGTCACAACGGTCACAGCACCACCAGCAACGGTGATGTTAGCAGTAGCGCCAGAGCCCGTACCACCCGTCAGAGCCACGCCGGTGTAAGTACCAGTCGTGTAAAGGGTACCGCCAACAAGCGTATTGAGGGTCAGGATTTGACCTTGGGTAACCTCAACGCGGGTAGCACGACCGATGGAGGTGGTGGTCACAGCCTTGTCAGCCAGGGCGATCGCATAGATCGCATCCTCAGCTTCCTTGACGGTGGTAGCGGCAGTGATGCCAGCAGAGGTTTTAGTGGCAAGCGTAGCAATGCCTTCAAGTTGGTCGCGCCGACCGGGGGCGCTCGAAATGTCACCGTAAGTGGTGCTATCAGCAACAGTAGCCATTTTTCTTTTATGTAAAAGTTTTTAGGTTAGTACTAACTTGCAGTCCAGGACAGGACTTTGGAGAAATTAGCGTGGTCAAAAGAGTCTTGACCAACCCACCACGCCAACCAGTGGTTCGAACCTTTGGACTGGTTACAGCGTCGGCAGGCAGGCACAACATTATGAAGGGTGTCGTGCCCGCCGTGGGTTTTAGGATGAACATGATCCAGAGTCAGGTTGTCGGAGGAGCCACAATAGACACACTGGTTATTCCAATGAGCCTTAATGTCACTCCTCCATTGCCGTTTCGCTTCTGCTGAGGTCATGGCCCTAAGGTGGTAGAGATAGTCAGAAGGGGCTTTGAGAGGCATCTATCCTCTGCGATGGTTTACTTCTTCTTTTTAGGGAATCCTGCTTTCATCGCAGCGTAAGCTTTGGGACTTACGGTGCTATTCTTTTTGGAGCGAGACGTACCCGCCGCTTTACGCTTGTTGATGTTGGCGTAAAGACCAGGGGGTTTGGCGTTACCTTTGTTCATTTTTTTGTGGATTTGCCATTGTGTCCGTTTCTGGCGCGGTTCCGCTTAGGGCTTTCGAGAACCATCTTACCAGTTTTGGTATGGGAAAGATCCGGACCTCCCTTTCCCGCTATCTTACGCCTCCTGCGTTCTGTCCAACGTTCTTCCGAAGCGTTTTTCACAGAAGGTTTTTTATTCAGTTTTCGTTGGTAGGCTGCCTTCTTTGCAGCGGCCTCTGGATTGGCTGCGTAATAGCGGGCAGACTTACTTGTTCCGGAAGCCATTTTCAACAAAGACGTAGTTTTCTAGGCGTTCCAAACGTTGGTGAGCAGCATCGGCTCGATTAACAAGCACATCCACGGACCGAGCAATGTTGTGGAGGGTCAGTAGGTGCCAGCTAAACAGCCCCAACGCCGCAGCAGCCAGTAGGTTTTTGACTGTTTCGTTCCAGTCCCCGTTATTACCTGATTGCACTGTGGACATCCTCCATCTCTAACTCAAGAGAGTCGAACAGAGCAGCCAAAGGCGACCCTTCAACGGGAAGACCAGTAATGTTATTCTTAGCAAGCCAGTCAGCTGCCACCTTAAGATCCTGTGTGGTGGCGGTTCCGCATTGGATGCGGGTGATCAGTTCGTTAGTAACGAGGCCGTGAAGTTCGTTGAACTGATCTTCGGTACCTCTCTTAGCCATAATTAAGGCTTGTCCTCAACGAGAAGGCCTTCATAGATCGGATAATCCGAGGTCAGTACCACAACAGTCTTGACCCAGCCAATGTTACTGTAGGTCCAGGTGGCGCCATCAGCAACAAAGGTCTGACCAATGGTTGGAGAGGCGGGAAAGGTAGGATAAACGGGATGACTCACTTGTTGTTCTCCTTGATAAGCTTAATCAGTTTGGATGGATAGCTTGGATCGGTTGCGTAGCCCTCCTTTTGGAGCAGCCGGCAGCACTCTTCCACGGATGTTGCGTGATTGACACCCTTGTATCCTTTGTAGTCTTTGTACCACATCGTGATCAGGTGGTCAATACACTCAACTGGGGTTGGATAGTCCCTGAATGTGTCCTGGATGGTTACCCACCGGCCATTGAGGAACTCTTTTGTTGTCTTTGTAGAGCCTGGAGTCCCCTTAATCCCAAAGAAGTTGTTCTTTCCGGAGGTATGCTTACCAAAACTAGACTCAAGGGCCCATTGAGCAGCAACAACCTCTGAATATTTGGCTCCAAGACGCCCAGCAGCAGCTCTAACCCCACTCCAGGTGTTCTCAAAGGCTACCGTTGTAGGGGCTGGCTTGACTTCTTCAATCCGGCGAAGGTCCATAAACCATCCACTGCCGGGACCATCAACCTCCCACCGTGGTAGCCAGTTCTTCCAGGAGTAACTGACCTGTTTCCCACCGGATCCACGCTTGACATAGCCTCCATTAGCATTATCCAGTTCCCCATACGGGTCGTGGAAGATGCCATGGGTGTCTGTCATGCCGATCAGGAGAACCCAGTGTCCGCCCCCACGAGGCGCAGAAGCAGGACCGTGATGGAGAAAGCCTACAGGGACAGGTAACCCAGCAGAAAGCCGATCATGAAGAGAAGCACGAGTTCCATTTCGAAAGAAGGTGGCCTTAACTTTGTAGTCTTGAGCGGCTCGAATCTGTGCCGATGAGTTCGTTGTATCTCCGTATTTAAGAACGGTTCTCAAGTAATCATCATCGGCATTGGACCCCGACAGCGAAGAAGGCCACAGGTACTTAATACCCATGGCCATCGTGCTGGAGAAGCACATCCTATCTGCGTGAGCCGTGCGACTATCTGTTTGTGGGTAGTATTGGCTGACTGGCAGTAGGATGTTGGTCACTTGAGGGAATCCTTAATGCGACGCAGCTTATCGTCCTCAGAACGCAGAGGCTTCAGCAGATTGATAACCTTGAGGAAGACCTGAACAAGGCTATTGGACCGATACTTGCTCACCCCGATCACCTCGGAAGCAATAAACAATCCAAAAAAGATAGCTGCCTCATAGGACAGCTTGAGACCGAAGATGGTAATCATTTACCTTGACCTCGTGTTTGTTTACGGTTGTGGTTTTTGAGGGAATGTTGCCCCTGCCCCTGTCTGGTTTTTTTCGGGGGACCGGGGACGTGCTGGACACGGGCGGTGCCGGTTTTAGATTTGACGGCCATCAGCAGTCGGTTGCGTCAGCAACCCCATCCCCAACAGCCCCAAAATCCCTAACGGAAACAGTGTCCTTAAGTTTCTCTTCAACCTGGCGCTGAACAGCACCAGTACCTGTTTGAACAAAGCCACCACCAAGGTCGGCTAGATCGCGTGGTTTTGTCATCAGGCCTCCGTAAAGTCAGAGGTTTGCTGTTGCAGTTTTGCGTTCCAAGCTGCGACCACTTCATCGGTCCAGGTCGCAGTGCAGACAGCCTGAACATTGGGCGGAAGGTTGCTGACATCAGCTCCTGGGTGAAAACCTGTCCGGTTGGACTCGGCCGCAACTTGAACTCCATCGCGCAGGATGGCTGTCTCAATGTCAACAAACACCGTGCCGTCAGGAGCAATCTCCAGACGAGTTGACGTGGATTCAGTAAGTGCCATTAACGTGCCCTCCTTAGGCGATACGGTAGAAGCCAGAGAAATAAACGGTCTTCCCTGACATGTTGGCATTGGTGGCGTTGGTAAGGCCACCGTTTTGGAAACGAAGCGTTGTGGTTCCAATCATCAGCAAAAGCCCGGTTGCGGAACTGTCATGCACGTTAAGCATTGCGCCCGAACGAGTTGACGTTGCATTGAAAATTGTAAAAGGCAGGCCTCCAATAAGCGCCGTGCTCCCATTTGCGGTTGTTGGATAAATGACATGACCATGAAAAAAGATCATGTTCGCAATGCGCTGATAGTAGCCCTCAGGCGCAGTAAAAGTCAGGCCAGCGCCGCTGGCATCAATAGGCGTCCAGGTGGCTTGCGTAATAGCCCACGGCACTGAGCCCCAAGCTTCGTCGTTCTTGCCGCCTCCGGCATTGCTGTATTCGTTGCCGAAGACAACAACGCCAGCGCGTTTAACGTTGACGATAGAGCTGGAGTAAACGGTCGAGTTGCCTGCAATTAAGCCAGACTCGCCGTCTCCATTTAGTTGCACAAAGTTTGGGTTTCCTGCGTAACCACCGGAATTGCCGGTGATGCTGAAACCACGCACCTTGCCACCAGCTCCGCCAAGCAGAATCGGAACAAGAGCACCCGCATCTGCAATAAAGCTGCACCCAGTGATGGTCAGTCCATTTACGCTTTTTCCAGAAGCTGGGTTAATTTGAAAGTCAGAGCCGCCATCGCATCCTTCCGTTCGGCAGCCAACAATCGAAAGCCCATTGCATGAACCGCCGATGTACATGCTATTGACGACGCACTGCTCAAAATTGCAGTTGACGAAGCAAAGGCCATCCGTGTCGGCTGTGGTGCTAAGGCTAAAACCTACATTCCCTGTAAATGTGCAGCCATCAAACTTATGGTGTCCTCCGCCTGTATAACTTTGAAAAATGACCGTGCTGCCTGAGATTGTGTATCCATGCACCCTGCTGAAGTCGTTTGTGAAGCAAATCGTGCCTGTGACTACAGCCCCGTTGGCAAGATTGTAAAATTGAACGTTGCGCAGATTGGTGTGCGAGCAGTTTTTAAGCCTAAGTCCGTTGGGCGACTGGTTATTGCTGCGCAGTGTGATGTTCTCAATCTCGTAGAAATAAGCCGATGTAATGGCGTTATCGCAATCCAAAACGTATTGTCCCGCCGACAAACCTGTCGCCAGAATTGTCACTCCATAGACGGTTTCACCGCAAAGCCGAATTGGCTTGGTGGCGACCAGCGGAGCCGTAGTTTTGTAAAAAGCACTCGCGTTGGCTGAAGGAAAATAAACTTCCTTTGCTGTGGCGCTTGCCGTAGCAGCATTGATTGCCGCTTGAATTGCTGCGGTGTCATCAGCCACGCCATCGCCTACCGCGCCAAAATCTTTGACGCTAATGCGATCCTTCAGGCTGCTGTCAACCGTTCGTGCAACTGCCCCGGTACCGGATTGCGTGAAGGAAAGTTTGCTAGCAACGATACCAGCTGAAGCATTAACATCAGCATTGACAATCGTGTCATCAGCAATCTTGGCTGAGGTAACAGCTCCAGTAGCCAGTTTGGTTTCCCCAACCGACCCATCAGGAACAGTTGCCGACACATAACCTTGAACCGCATGAAGCTCCACCACATCCCCAGCCAGCAAGGCAGGGGTAAAGGTGATGCTGGTGCCAGTGGCAGCGGTGTAATCAACACCACGGGTCTGAAGGGCACCATTCAGGAAGACCTGTTCGTTACCAACAACGTAGGACAGGGTGATGCCAAGATCATCCACACCACTCAAGGTCGTGTTGCCAGCAGAGGCAGTCTTCCTCCACCGAACAATACTACCAGCAGCAGCTGAAATGACCCAAACAGTACCTGTCCACGCCTTAAGGATGTTCTGGTTGGTGTTGAAGTATTGGTCTCCAACCTGAAGCGGAGAACCACCTGGGCGGGTTGTTGGGTCTGTGGCAGATGGACCAAGGTAGGTCGTGTTGATGTAACCATCGACGTAGGCTTTGGTCGTGGCATCGGAAGACGTTGTAGGAGCACCAAGGTTAGTGATCCGGTATCCACCCATATTGAGGATACCTTGCATGGTATCGCCAATCTTGCTTAAATAACGATCAACAACCTCTTGAACGGTATAAAGAGTTTGAGTAAAGTTATTATTTAGATCCTGGGCTTTAATGGAAGATCCAGCAAAAAAGGTTGCTTCCGTTTGATCGTTGTTGGTTTCCCGATAGATCCGAATAGCTACCCCAGCACCAGGGGCTGTATTAAATTGGATTGTAGTTGCGTTAGCAAAGGTATATGCAGTTGTAAGAGTGCCAGCAAGGGTAACCTTAACGTGGCTCTCATCAAGATATGGAAAGGTAAAAGAATACAGGGTGGTCGAACCATTCCCTGTATAGCTATTCGAAGTGATGGCCATTAGTATTCCAGAAGAGATTCAAGATCAGGATTAGGACCAAAGTCCCCTTGAAGAGCACGGATTTGTGTGTCACGGCTCTTAGCCACGAGCGCACGATACTCCGGATCTTCTTCATAAAGATTACGAAGAGCAGCTCGCTTAAACTGACTGACGATCTGATTGATGCGCTTGATATGTGGTGGAGTAGCTCCTTCCTCACCAGTAAGCACCATATCAGCAGTAACTGGACGCCCACGATAAGCCTCTGCCATGGATTTCCATTGCGGACTATCGAAGGTCTTCTTAAGTTCGTTACGGAGGCCAGACTTAGCAAGAAGCTGAGCCAACCGTTCCCGTTGTTGGGGAAGCAGTTCTACGTTATCGGTTCCACGCTTAAGGATCTGGTTGGTCGGATAACCCAGGCGAGTTAACTGTTGGACGACTGGATCCTTTTCCGCATCATAGACTCGGATTGGAGATACGGCATTAAAGATGCCACCAGCGGTGCTACGGGTTTGTTTGCCAGTGATGGGGCT